TATCGCGTACGTAGCGCCGACCTGGTAAAGCAGCGTGCCGTCCGCGTCCAGCTCGTAAATCTCGGGCATATCGCCCACCTTCGTGATGCGCAGCACCGTGCGCCCTGCTACCGTTAGCGTCTGAAGTTCCAGCAACTCTGTTACCCTGTCGCGCGCCGTGAGCGCGGCTTCCGCCGAATGCCCTTTGCTGATGATCCGCACATCATACAGATACCGCTCTTTGATGCGCAGTGTGTAGGTGTACTCTGGCGCACTGGACACTTGCGCAATGCGCGCATACGGATACTGCGGCGAGTTCGGCGGTGCCGTGTAGATGCCCGTGAGCGTCGCCATCAGCGTTGTGTCGCCCGCCAGTTTCGCCTGAATGGCAGCTATCAGCGCTTTCATTGCCCTACCAGCCTGCGGATCGCGGCCAGGAACCTCTCACGATACGCCTCTACCGCTGGACGCAGATACGGCCTCGGCTCGATGCGTGGCGTGCCGAACTCTTCCGCTGCGGCGTACTCGGCAGTGAAGCCAACCTCCCAGGTTCCGGGCTGCACAGGCTCTACATAGCCGCTGGCCCGCAGCGCTCCCGTATCCACCGCCGGGGCCTCACCGGGCGCCGAGGCGATATGTACTCTCTCGCCACGCCGATACGCTTTCCCATGCTTCGGTTCGCTCATGGCGATCTGCGCGTGGCTCAGAATACTGCGCGCTGTGCCCTCTGCTTCCCGATCTGCGGCGCGCCGCAATTCTGGCCCCATCTGTGGGAAATAGTTGTGCGTGATCTCAACACGGCTCTTCACGAAACCTCCACACACACGGCGCGCGTAGCTGTTTCCCACTCGCCGCCGGATGCGATGCCTAGCACGCGCATACTCTGCGCGCCGATAGTCAGTACATCCTCGGCCACCACGTCCGCGTTGTAGGGCAGCGTCACTATCCAGAGCTGCTGGCCCATGGCTGCGCCCATGGCTTCGTATTGCGCCGGAACACCTCGATTCGACAGCCGACATGCATAGCTCGCTGTGGTTGGCGTGCCCGGCCTCTCGCCCCCCATACCGTCGGGTACCAGCGGTGTGCGTGTGCGTGTGCACACATCGGGCAGCGCTGCATTCTGTACCGCCCGCATCATGGCCACGTCACCTGCTGTCAACAGGCTCATGTTAGATCTGTCCTAACCCATAGCGCGACTATTGGGCGTGCGGCGGCGCGCTGTTCTGATGCGGCCTGCAACAGTGCCTCGCGGCGCTGGCTCAGGTGGTACGTTGCACCGTCAGCGGTGAAATCGAAGCTCAACGCCAACCGCGCGGCCCATTCTTCGAAAGCGTCCGCCGCCGCCGCGTGCAGGTCATAGGCCTGCCCGGTTGCGAACACCGCGCTGGGGGCAGAGGGAAATACCCAACGCCCCCCCAGATTGCTGCCGGATGTTGGCGTCAGGGCGTTACCAGCGCCATCGACAAACGTAACGTCGTCGGCCCAGTTCCCATAGTCTGCGGTAAACGTCCACCGCGTCTCTGCGGTCAGCTCCAGGTTCTCAAAGGCTAGCGCGTGCCCCTCGAGGAAGCCCGCCAGCTCCGCGTCGTCGAAAACCACAGTGGGGCCATCCAGCGGATCATTGATGATCCGCCTCAATCGCGCGATGAGCGTAACAAGTGGGTCAGCCATATACCTCCCTTATTGTCAGGACGGTAGGCGTTCCTGTTAGAGCGCCACCCGCCCTGCTACTCACGTTCTACGCCTTTGGCAATAGATACGTGCGAACGTGGCAGGTCGCCGCGCCGCCGGTACCCGTGAACGTCACGTCGATCGTGCCGTCGTTCTGCATAACGCGAGAGGCCTCCAGCGGGCCGATGAGCCTCGCTGTGTTCTGCGCCACCGCGACTGAAATATCGCCAATGCCAGACCGCACTGCAGGCGGATTCTGGCCGCTCTCGATGGTTACAGTCAGCGCTCTCACATTGTCCTCGGTCACCTCGATCAACAGCCTGTTCGCAGCGCCGCCCAGGTCGGCCGCCAGAATCGGCACTGTGCCATTGGTGTCGATCGCGTCACCAGCGCCGCGCAATACATCGTCGTTCACAGTCAGATCGGTTACGGTCAGGTGAGCTGGGTTAGCCATAGGTCCTCCTTAGAGCGGGAGCGCGAAGCAGATCACGTCTGCCGTCCCATTGATGATCTCAAAGTTCACATTCAGGTCGCCGTTGTCTTGCGCAAAGCGCGCGCTCTCAAACGGCCCGTAGATCGCCGTCAGGTCAGCGCCGCCCGTCAGCGCGGCTGGGGCCATCGCCGTTACCACGCCTGCGCCGGTGTCTGTCCCATGGGGGGCCCCAGTTACGAGTGCCTTTGCCGCTGCCGTTTCCGCAACCTTGGCGATGACGTCATTGGCTGTGCTAGTGATTGCGCTGGCACTGTCCGTCGCCAAGCTGATCGTAATGGCCTTGTCAACCACGGTCACCGTAAGTGCTTGGCTGGCCGCACCCGGATCATCATATTCAATGGTGATGTCGTTGCCCTCTGCGCCACCGACCACGGCCGTCCAGTCCACGTCGTTATCCGCGCCGGCCGGAGCGACGGTCAACGTTGCATGAGTCGCGTCCATGTCGGCCCCGCCAGCAAGGTGCGTTTCAGAGATAGCCGTCACAGCCGCAGCGCCACTAGAGCCCGGCGCGTTTTCCGCGGTGACCAGAAATCCAGCCATCCAGTGCGCGTTTACGGCGGCAATGACCTGCGCCGCAGTGCTCGTGATCGCCTTGCTCGCATTGGTCGCCAGACTCACCCGAATCGCCTTGCCGCGTACATCAACCGTTAGCGCCCTGCTGGCCGCATCTGGATCGATGTAGCATACGGTGATATCGTTTCCGAGTGAGCCCGCTAGATTGGCGGTATAGAGTATATCGTTGTTCGCGCCGGTCGGATTGATGATCACGCTGGCCGCTCTCGCCGAGGCCTGAGGGACGGTCAGATCGCCGAGGCCGCTGCGCACGGATGGCGGCATATCGCCGGGAGCGATGCGCGTGGACACGGCCCCCTTTGCCGTCACTACCAGCACAAGGCTGTCCGGTTGATGCCCCGTATCAGCCGCCACAACTGGCACCATGCCCGTAGTGTCAATCACATCTGCCACCGGCCATACGCGCGCAAAGTTCGGGATCAGCGTTCTTACCGTCAGTTTCGCCGGATTAGCCATAGTTGTACTCCTTGTGTCCGGGGGAGTTCGTCACTCCCCCGGCTAGTGTTGACGTCAGACCTACTGGGCGGTACCCATGTCCGCGATGATCAGCGCCAGCGCGTTGGGATAAATCACGCGAGCACCATACAGGTGCAAGCCCTTGACCGCATCCGCAAATCGCGCCTCAGGCCGGTATGCTTCGACTGAGTTGATCTGCTCGGCATAGGCCGTCGCGTAGTTGGTGCCGCAAAGCACCTTGAATTCGACCGGACCGGCAGCGAATGGGACGTTGTTGCTCATGAAGATGTCAAAGCCTGCGGCACGGCCCACAAAGCCGTTGACGGCCCGTCCGTCGGCCTCGGCTGCGCCGGTGCCTACGAAACGGTCATCCATGAGCAGATACCCATGGAACCAGGGCGGCACAATCGCCCAACGCCCCATGCGGGGCACGTTGTTCTCGTCCAGGTCGATTGCCGCATTCAGCAGCGCCGTGTAGGGCGCCGTCTCACCAACGCCAAAGCCCACGTTCAGGCCCGCGCCCACCGCGCCCTGCGTGCTGCCCGCCGGAACCGCCGCCCACATGATGCCGGCGAGATAGTCGTCGGCGGCTTCGGCCAGCGCCCAGGCCGCGTTGCGCATCGCCAGGTCCATGACCTTCGGCTTAGTCTGCGCCTTGTCCACGTCGTCGATCTGGAAGTTGAAGTAGTTCGCCTGATTGATGGTCAGAAGCTGCGATGCGTCAGTCAGTTCCTGTACCGCTGCAATGTTGGCGTTTTTGATATACGGACGCACGGTAACGGGACCGAGCGTATTGATCCGCACGGTGTCACCCGCCTCGCGGATATCGCCCTCATAGTCGCGGTTGCACACTGCCGGCTGGGCGTAGACATGCGCGTTGTTCAGGTTCTCCAGCGCGCGGGCCGCCCACAGCGTCGGGATGAAGTTGTTGATAGCCATGGTCTGTTACCTCACCGTTGTTTACTGAGCACATCCTGTACGGCGTCCCAGTTTGCGTTGATCTCCTGTGGGCCCATGCGTTTGATCGCCTCCAGTGTCAGTCGGCTCGGACTGGACGGGTTTGTGGGACTCGGCGCTCCCTGGCGCTTGGTCAGATATGGCTTGCTGGCGACAAGCTGTGCTACAAGCTCATCTACCCCATCCACCCTATCGCCGTCCACTTCGATCTCCTCTGTTGGCAGCAACCGCATGGCGTCTTCTACGTCCACAAACCCCGCGTTACTGGCAGCGGCGGTCACCGCAGCGCGGATCAGCGCCTCACGGCGGTCGGCCTCGGCCTTTGCGTACCTGGCCTGAAGCCCCTCGTATTCCGCCTGCAACTTTTCCGCATCGCTCATGGCTGCCCGCTTGCGCTCTTCTTCCGCATCTTGAAACTTCCTGAGTTCCGTGCGATATCTGGCAGCCTCTTTGCGCGCTCTCGCCAATTCCGCCTTGATCGCGTCGGCGTCCAGCGTCGGCGCATCTTGCTCGTGGTCTGTGGATTCCGTCACGGCGGGCTCCTGGCCTACCGGCTGTGTGGGCTCCAGGCCCGTGTCCCTGTCGCTCATGTGACCTCCTGGGTCATCGTGTATTGGTCAACTCCGCCAGCGTTGCCACTCGCGGAGCATCGCCCCATGTATCGCTGTGCGCTGTGCGTCGCAGCGCGCTCAGGTCGTATCCGTCACGCTTCCATGCGTCGTATCGCTCAGAGCCCATCATCTCGCGCTGGCGCTCCGCAGGCAGTGTCTCAAACCATTCGCGTCCCGTCTGCCACTGCGGTGGCTCCTGTCCAATCAGGATGGGCACCGCGACACAGCGCCCGTTCGGATGGTCTGTTAGATCATCGGCCAGCGTAAACGTTTCACCGTCGCTCATAAGACACGCCAGACAGGTGCGCCCATCCTTGCTTGTCAGACGACGGTATCCAGACACAATGTTACTCTCTCTATAGCCCTCGACTGTCGCCATGCGATAGGCGCGCATTGTCTCTGTGCGCGCGATGGTTAGCGCTTTGTTCAAGCCCTCAGCCAGACCGTCGGCCATGCGCGCTGCAGTCTTGCGCGGATTCCAGCCCAGCGCCACGCCTTTCAACAGCGCCTGCGTCAGGCCCTCCACAGCATCCGGCCACAGCGCGCGCTCTTGCAGCAATGAGAACAGCGGCGCGCCATCCCCCGCCAGCCCTGCCATGATCTCAACCGCTCGCACCGGCAACCGGTTCCACGATATGTCCACCCCCAACGCGGATAGCGACTCGACGACCGTCTCGCGGCCCAGCTCTATCGCCTCACGCTGCGAGGCCGTGATGCGCCCCTCAGCCCAGCGCTCATAGAGTCGCATCTGCTCGCGCACCTGTAGCACGAGCGCCTGATAGCGGTCCATGCGATACAGCTGCTCAGGCGTCATGCTTGCCAGCGCCTCGATACTGCCCAGCTCCTGCACCAGTGCGTCGATGTGGGCCTGCAGCGTGCGCTCGACCGTCGCCCAGCGCTGGCCCATCACCACCATCGCCCCCTGTTCCTGTGCCAGGAGCGCCGCCTTGAATTGCCGGGCCACCACAACAACCTCGGGATCAGCCATCGGGCTGTATATCCTCGTCTACTGTGTTGGTGTTCTCGCCGCGATCAAAGTCACGCATGGCCCTCGCCAGCACCTGTCCAAGGCCCTCACGGTCCATGTCACGTTCCTCTTCCATGCGCTTGAGTTCGCGTTCCCAGTCACGCCCGCGCTGCTCTGCCGCCGACTGGCGAGACAATATCTGCGCAGCCATCTCCTGCGTCAACACCGCGACCTCTTCCGTTTCGTTGAATGGCAGCGGGTTCGGCCACGCTACGGTCGGCGGCTCCTGATTCCAGCCAGCCACCTGCATCGCCCGCCAGGACAACTCAGACAGCGCGTTCCCGTACAGCGTCCGCTTGGTCTCCAACTTATCGAGGGCGTCCTTGAACATCGTGCGGAGGCCGAAGTTGGTCAGCTGTCCCACGCGGTCCTTGACGCTCGACAGATCCACCGCACGATGTTGCGCGTAGAACGTGCGCTCCATGAACTCCAGGAATGCCATACTGGACGCCAGATCGGATTGCATCTCCAGATTCTCGACGCGAGCATCAACTGGTAGGCCACCCCAGAATCCGTCGACGGCCGTCTCTATAATCTGATCCGGTCGCACGCCAAAGCCCAGGCTTTTCGGATGTGCATGGTGCTTCAGAATCCGGTTGATGTTCGACGCCACGAAGTTCACGGCATCGTTCAGGTTGATGTCCTCATCCAGCAGCGCCCCCGCTGCCAGGTCTGAGTCACCATAATAGCGCTCTGGGTGTGGTAGATTCTGCCAGTCCACAATGGGTGCGAACGGGTAGCGCCAGATGTCCTCATTCACCTGCGACCAGTTCCCCTGCGCGCCGCGCGTCCACTCTCGGATACGCCAATAATCGCCCTCATTGATGATGTCCTGTCGGTATTCGTCACGGGCCTGTTGTAGGGATAGGCTGCCGCTGCGCGCCTGCTCTCGTGTGATGCGCCGTCCCCAGGCAATGCGATAGCACACCACCTGTTGCATATCATCGGGCTTCCAGAACACCGAGCAGTAGCGCGGATTCTGGAGCACGAAACGCACCGGGCGCTTCGGATTGCCCTCCTGCGGCACAACCTTCACAAACACGTGCCCGGCCAGTGCGCCGGCGACGCCAATGTCGTGCAAGAGCACCTCGCCCTGGTTCGCTTCCCACAGGACACGCAGGCGCTCTTCCCACGACTGAATCGCGTCCGAGTCGCCCGGCAGGTCGAAGGTTGGCATCTCTGCAAACAGCATCGCCACAGACTGATCCACAATGCGCCGCGTCAGGTTGATGATGACGTTGTCATTCGATTGGTTTTTGCGCACCTTGAGTGGTTGACGCTGATGTCCGTCATAGTAGGCCCAGTTCTCATCAATCTGCGCCTCGCGCCCCAGGCGCTCTATCTGTGCCAGGTCGTCCAGGGTCTCCGGGTTACTGTCCGGGTATGCACGCAACTCAGGCATAAAATGGGTTCTCCGTGAATCGGATAGGACCAGTGCCCTTCTCAATTGCCATCACCGCATATCTCACCATGTCCATCCCGTGATCGTGCTCCTTGACCGGCATCTCTTTGCCAATCTTGTCTGCCCAGACGTAGGATGCGAACTCGTCTTCCACCGAGTACGGCTTGCGTGCCTCTGACAGCGATTCGTCTGCACGTCGCAGGGAATCTCGCACGACGAATAGCCGCTTCTCAGCAAGCCGCCTCTTGACTGCATTGATCCCCGGCAATATCGCATTCTCGGCTGCCCGCGCATTTAGCCCCGCCTGCTGATAGGCTGCGATATAGGCCGGTTCCGCCGGGTCGCAGGCTACGATCTCAAAGTAACCAAACTCAGCCTGCAGCGCTCTGGCCGTCTCTACCCACCAGTCGATTGTTCGCCCCGTCTGGTAAACTTGGCGCACCAGGTACATGCGCCCGTCGCC